AATGATGTGATTTGGGAATAGCTTCGCCGGTTTCCAGCCATTGAAGATCAACGCCTGTTGCAAATGCAATCAGTACCAACGATGTCTTGCGTGGTTTTGCCCGTCCTGCCTCGATGTTTACTAAAGCTGCGCGGCTCAGGCCTGTGATTTCTGCTAGCTCTTTCTGTTGCAGGCCTGCGCTTTCTCGTGCCAGTCGTGCACGGTGATGGAGTTGGAATTCTGGTATCAGACCACTGGTTTTTACGCTCTTCGACATATGTCAAATACTACTCTTCTGGACAAATGTCAACAATGATTATTAGAGAATTTTAATTAATTCAAATAGAGGTATTGATTAAAGTAGTGGACATATGGTAATACTTTAATCATGTCTAGTATTCAGCTTGTGGGCACTGCGGAAGCAGCCAGGATTTTGAATCAGTCGCGTGCAAATGTCCACTTGCTGGTTTCTAGTGGCAAATTAAAGCCAATAGCTAGAGTCGGCGGCAAAAGAATTAACATCTTTGACAAAGATGATGTTGAGCGTTTGGCTGCTGCTCGTAGGGGTAAAGATGCCTAGTAATATTCCTAATATTGAGCGTGCTTTGGCGGTGGTCTTGGAAAAAATCCACCACGAGCAGCGGATTGATGCTGTTGGTCTTTTGGAGTCGCTTCTGAAAGCTCTTAAAGGGGCTGCCAAGGAAGATGCTTCCTGGGTCGAAGCAGACGACATGTTATATGCGATTATTGGTTGGGATTTTCGGGATAAGCCGGAAATTGCCCAGCGTTTTATCGGTTTAAAATCAAGTCAGCTACCCACCACGGGTAGCTGACTTTACCTGTTTTGAGGAGGAAATATGGATAACCAAGAATGGCGAGAATGGGCTGAGATTGCCCGCGAGAATTGGGAGGCTGCGTTTTCGAAGATGCCTTCTGTGCCCTATCTAGAGGCTGCTCTGCGCGCCATCGCCCACGCTGCCCAGGAGCCCACCCGTATCTGTTTTGTTGAGGATTTATGCGAGATGGTGGCGTTCGCTGCCCGAGAAACAGCGTTTGAGGCGCACGGTATCGACTATTTAGATAACGAGCTTCGGGAGACTCTAGAGCACAGGGCAAAACAGTTCGGGTGGGAGTTCTTACACGAGTATTTACAAGATGCCGCGGGGGAGGCTCAGCGGTGGGAACAAGAGCGATTGTTTGGGGGTGAAGATGATGCCAATGATACGAAGTAACAGCGGGTGGGATTTTCGGCCGGCGCGTGCCGAGACCGGTGTGAAGTGTGATTTTTGCGGCCGGGTGTTTGCGAAACCAGCGCCGCCGCCTGGCCGGAACGGTAAGAGGATTTGCCGCGATTGTAGGGCCGAGGCCCGAGAGAAGAAAATCGGAATGCTGTTCTAGGCCCTTTTGCGGGGCATTACCAATCTCCCACCGCTTTCTAGCCTGGTGGTGGGGGGTTGTGGTTCTCCGCAAGCACAATTAACGAGAACTAGTCCTTATCCAACCATCTCCGTCCTGCTTTCTTACATGCGTACAGGACACATCAGAAAAACAAAACAACGCATGGCCAGAATAATGTGCTTCTCACTATAAAACTCTTGGTGTATCTGGCCCCAGGAGGCCACCGGTGGCCTGGCCCGCCACTAGGTGGTGTGACCTATGGAAGCCGTCGCACATGGAGGTGCGACGGCCATTCGGCGTGGGGTGGCAACGGAAGCGGCTCAAAAATGGGATTTTCGCCAATGGGGAGGCCACCAGGAGCCTGGCCCTTGTGGGCCTGTCCCTCCCTAGCCACCTTAACCACCATCCCACTAGGACCCCTTACCACTACCTCCCTTGGCCAACCTGAACCACTGCCCCCAACCACCTAGGACCTACCAGCTATGCACCTACCGCAACCCCCTACCCCAACCCCCCGTATCACCTCTACTACCCCCGGGGGAAAATTGGAAAAATCAGTTTGGCAGGAAAAAGCACCTTGTCAGCATCAAGACCCACGGCTATGGGACCTCGACTCCGTGGCGTGGCGTGGCCATGCACTGGAAGGGAAGCCGCGTGACGTAAGAGCAGCGGCGCTCTGCCAGGGCTGCCCCGTGCTTCGTGACTGCGCTATCTTTGCCCTCGCTATTAAGCCACGCATGCTAGGGATTGTTTTAGCCGGCGTGGATATCCCCGTGGCCGGCGGTGCTAAGGCCCGCGCCGCCAAGCAGCGACTAACAGAAATCGCCTATGGGTAGGCCAGATAGCCGCCAACGAAGGCGACGTAACAAGCACCGAAAGAAGCGTTACGCAAGCATGGTTACTGAAAGGAGAAAACGCCATGGCAAGCACCGAAATCGCCCTGATACCCAAGAACTGCCGCGTTAAGCAAATCCATATCAAAGGCTTAATATACGAAGAAGTAATGTTAAGTAATGGCTTAGTTTACTATCAGGGACCGATGCGGTACAGCCCGCTAGCCAAGATGATAATAAATGCCTTTGATGCGCTGGCAAAAGCCGTCAAGAGCATGTGTGAAGACTTTGCTGCTGCTATCCAAACGTTAGGAGAAGGGCCCTATGGCTACCCGTCTTCGCCCCTGGGCAGGGCGCTACGCTCAGCAGATGAGCAAGCTCACATTGAGTACCTACGGAACTATCTGCCACCTGTGCGGCCGCGACGGCGCCAAGACCGCCGACCACATCATTCCACGCAGCGCCGGCGGCACCGACGCCTTATCCAACCTCCGGCCGGCACACCTGCTGTGCAACGCTCTCAGGCGCGATATGCCGCTCGAACAGTGGTATATGGAACATCCATTGCCGCGTACGGGAACCCGTGCCACCCCTTCGAGACGGTGGGTCTGATAGGCAATGTGGTTTAAAAAGAAGCGCCGGCGTCTGCCGGTAGGCACACCCCACCGGGTAGAACCTACCCCGTCTATCATCTTCTCAGCGCTGCTCTCTGGCATGCATGCCTTCACGAATGACAAGCAGCTCAAGCAAGTAGTCACTGCACTAAAGCACGCCTACCATGAGTTGGAGCGCCACGATAAGGAGGCCGCCGACTTCTTCGTCGCCGAGCTCTACAGGCAGCAAATGGCAAGACCGTTTACCCGAATGCAAATCGGCGTCGCCTCACTGGTTGCCGTCGAGCTTGGCCTTGCCACGCCGACCGAGTGACCGGCCGCGGGTGGGCCGCCAGGTTTTTGGCACTCCGGCCACCCCCGGACACCCCGCGCCTGCCTGTCTTTTTTCTCACCGGCCCCAAAACCAGGGGGTCGGTACATCAAGTCAAACCACTAAACCAGGAGTTCAAACCATGCCCCGCCCCGACCCCATGCGCCCCCGCGACGGCCAAACCGACCTGTTCGAAGGCGTCGCCTTCGCCAAACCGGATTGCGTACTCCGCGGCCGGCACTCCGACGCCACCGACGCCGCTATCGCTGCCGCCGCCGAGCAACACATCGTCGACGACGTAGACCGTGCCCTACTGACAACGCTTCGTGCCGGCGCCTGGGCTTTGGACGCCTTCGAGAAGGAAAACAAGCCATATGGCCCCGCGAAATTAATTCCGGCCCTCACCGAGGCTCTGCGTGAAGCGCATATGACGCCCGAGTCCCGTGCCGCCGAGACCAACGACAACATCAGCGAGCTGCTCCGTGACCTCGCCACTCCCACCGCTAGCTGAACCCCGATATCACACGAAGCGTGACCCGTCTAGGGAAACGCTGGGGCCGGCGGTCGCCAAGCTGGGGAATTTCCTAGGCCGGCCGCGTAAACGGTGGCAATCCAAACTCAACGATGTGCTGCTAGAGATCGACCCGGCTACTGGCCGGCTAGCGCACTCCCTGGGGATTGTGGGGGTGCCCCGCCAGGCGGGGAAAACCGAAAACGGTTGCCTGGTCGGCCTGCACCGCACCCTGATACAGCCAGGGGCCCGTTGCTGGTATACCGCCCAGACTGGCCAGGCGGCCAGGGACCACTGGATACAAGAGGTCGCAACGCCTGCTGATAGATACCTGAAATCCGTGGCCAAGGTCAAGTACGGGGCCGGCGACACCAGGTTAGTTGTGCCCGCCACCGATAGTCAGTTCCGCCCCATGCCCCCGACCGCCCAGTACATTCACGGCAAACAAGCCGACTTCCTGCACGATGACGAGGACTGGGCCAGAAGTGAGTTAGAGGGTAGGGCTTTGGATCAGGCGCAGATGCCGGCCACGACCACCCGCTACAGCATCTGGCCAGGCGTGCTGATCCTCCGCACCAGCACCGAGGGTGACGGGGAATCCACCTACTGGCATGCAATAGTCGATGAGGCCAGGGCGAACCCCAGCCCTTCCGTGGTCATCGCCGACTATGGCCTACGTGAGGGCGAAGACCCCACTGACCTCGATTTAGTCTATCGTCGCCACCCCGCGGCCGGTGAAGGCCTCACCATGGAAACGCTGGAAAAAATGTTCGCCACCATGCCGCTTAGCGAATTCGCCAGGGCCTACGGTAATCGCCGCACGACCACGAAAATGGAGATCGTCACCGCGGGGCAACTAGACGCGATAGAGACCACGAAGCCCTTGGACCCCGGCCCCGTAGATATCGGTATCGCTGTTGGGTGGGAACGCAAAGATGCCGCGGTTGTCGCGTGCGGCACCATCGACGGCATGCCGGCCATTGAGGTCATCGACGCCCGCCCCGGGGTCAGTTGGGCACCGGATTTTATCGGCCGGCTACTGGCCACCGACCACGTGAAAACCATCACCATCGACCCCAAAGGGCCGGCCGCCTCCCTAGCCGAAGAACTATCTGTCACACATCAGGATCGTATCCTCTGCGCCACCATCGACGACCAGACAATAGGCACTGAGACTTTCTTATCCGGCGTGCGTAACCAAAGCATATTGCTGCGTGCCGACCCTGACCTCCGTGCCGAGATCAGCGGCATGAGTATCCGGCACATCGCCGACCGTGGTCGCGCCCTAAGCCGCACCAAAGGCGCCACGACTATACCCCGACTAGAGGCCACCGTGTTGGCACTGCGCCGTTGGTCGGCGCCACCCGAGGCCGAAATGCCGGCACCCCTGATCTGGAGTAAATAATGGCTGACAGCACAATTGACTGGTCCGACTACACCGGTGCGGTCGTCACCTGCCCCCTATGTGAATGGCGCGCTATCGCCACTACCAAGAGACAAGCTTGGTATCTGCAAGCAATACATCTGAAAGCGCACGGTGAGTACCGTGCTGCCGCCAGAGCGTGGCGTAACATGCGGCGGTATGCTATCTGACCAGCAAGATTCGTGGCGATGTCTGTCTAGTCATCCATGATTATCCCTATGGGGATAGTCACAAATCTTCGGAAGGCGTTGGCGCTACCCGCCCAAGCGGCCGCGCTCACTCCGGCCTCCCCCTGGGCACCCAGCGATATCCTCCGCTCAATCGTGACGCCCGACCCCACGGTTATCCGCATCACCCGCCGAGAAGCAATGTCCCTACCGACCATCGCCAAGGCCCGCCGTGTTATTTGTTCGGCGGTGGCGAAATCCCCCCTGGTACTCCAGAAAGGCAACGAAGACACGGGAGAAGAACTGCCATGGATGAGCGCCAGCAACGGCCCCATTTCGCCGTATCACCGCATGGTGTGGACCGTCGACGACTTGCTTTTCTACGGGTGGTCGCTGTGGGCAGTACAGCGCGACACCAGCGGGGCTATCCTAGCCGCCGACCGCGTACCCATGGAAGATTGGCAGCTCACCGCCGAGGGGCAAGTCACCTACCAGGGGCTAGTGGTCGATCCGGCCGAGGTAATCCTGATCCCCGGTATTGACGAGGGAATCCTGAAATACCCCGATGCACTGTTGACGGGGGTGAATCTAGCCAAAGGGTTAGATAAAGCGGTGCGTATCCCGATTCCGCACACCGAGATCAAACAAGTGGGTGGCGCACCTCTTAGCGACGATGACAAAAACGCCCTCATAGACGGGTGGATTGCCGCCCGACAAAACCCGAACGGGGCAGTGTCGTTTACCAACCAGAGTGTAGAAGTCAAAACCCACGGCACCTACGACAGCAAACTACTAGTCGAGGGTGTGCAATCCCAAGCAGTACAGCTAGCACAGCTCACCGGCATTCCCTCAATCGTGCTAGACGCCGCTAGCTCAGACGGGACCATGCGCTATAGCAACGTAGAAGCCCGAAACGCCGAACTCTTGGACTACTGCCTCGACAGTTTCATGGGGCCGATAGCCGCCCGCCTAGGCCAAGACGATGTGGTGCCACCCGGCTACTCAATCGCTTTCGACACCAGCGACCTGGTCAGTATCCCCGACGACCGCTATTCCGGCCCCGACGACGAACAAGGAAACAAACGTACACAATGAAAAACTGGTTTGAGTTAGAGCCCGACAAATACTGCCTGATGAATAAGCATTTTTCACCTGGTAGGCCGGGGCCAATCGAGTTTCTAGTGATCCACCACAATGCCGGTATTGACCTCAGCACCGAGGATTGTCACCGCATCTGGCAAGACCGCGAAGCCAGTGCCCACTACCAGGTAGAAACCGACGGCCTCATCGGCCAACTCGTCAACGACTGGGATACCGCTTGGCACGCCGGCAACGCCAACGCCAACGCCGCATCAATCGGTATCGAACATGCCAATGTTGGCGGTGCCGCTGCGGATTGGCCTATCAGCGACGAAACCATCGACAACGGGGCCCACCTCGTTGCTGCTCTCTGCCACGCCTACGACCTGGGCATGCCTATCTGGGAATCCAATGTTTTCCCCCACAGCTATTTTTCCCAAACCTCGTGCCCCTACCAGCTCAGTGGCGCTCTACGGGACCGCTACATGGCCGCGGCCAGGGATCACTATTTCGCCATGGCCACCAACAGCACCCAGAAAGACACCAACACCATGACCGAATCCGACCGGCAACTACTCATTGAAACCCGCGACCTCTGCCGCACCATCCGCGACCAACTGTGCGGCCCTGGTAGCGGCTACCCCGGGTGGCCACAAACCGGCGGCCGAACCCTCACCGACACCATAGCCGCCATTGCCGAGAAACAAGGCGTGCCGAATACCAAGGACACGATGACTTGGTGATGACTATGGCACTGATCTATGTAGCAGGTTTGATTTCTGGTGTGGTGTTGGTGGCCATGATCCTAGCCGCCTGGGTCATGGCCAGTTACCGCACGATACAGCAACGGAAGGAAGGGCAGAATGAACCGCCAGTGGCGCAAGACGGTAAAAACGACCGTCATTACAGCTCTTGGCCTGATGCCTCTGCT